CGGACGGCAACGTGTCTCCCGATACATCACATACGACAACTTCGGCAACAGTTCCTCGGGCCAACCAACCTCGCGCGCCAACGGAATCCACTCGTCGCATCGCCAGTCAGGGTTGCGTCGACTCCACGACTTGATCGGCTTCGGAGGGAGCGGCTCTCGCCGTTCATCACCGTACGAGACGGAAATCTCCGGCCGAACCGAATAGATGTGGACGGTTCGGACTGGTTCCGGCGGCAGGGGCTGGACAGTCCCGGCGTGCGCCAGTTCCGGTGTCGGTAGTTCGGTGTGGTCGGGGGATGCTTCGGTGTTACCCGTGACCCAGACCGTAGCCAGCAGGCAGGCTGTGGCTATGAAGGTTCTTGCGATTCCCATTGGTATTGCTCCTTTGGGTGGTCGTTTGCCGGGCATGGCAAAGCCCAACGTGTTGTGTTGGGATCCCTCTATATTACCAAATGGTTACGGAAACCGCACGCACCGGTAAAAACATGCGAGAAACTTGCGTTAGTCCAGATCCTCGGACACCACGAACTTCGCGGAGAAATCGACAATGAAGTCCTCCAGAGCGTCGTCGTCCAACGGGGTGAGTTCCGCGATGATCGAACCCGACTCGGTGACACCCGTGACCGTCACGTTGAGAGACTCGAAGATCATCTCGGCGTAGTCCTCTGCCGCGATGCGTGCCTGTTCGATCTGCTGAGACGTCGCATCCTCGGGGAGCGAAGCCGTCCACAAATCGACATTGGTCAAATGCTTCAGGATTTTTAGGTTAGCCGAAGGCTTGTCAAAAGTTGCCATGACCACACCTTACTGGAAAAACCGCTATACTCACAACCCTCGGCCACCAACCCGGTGGCTCGTATCGGGGGCAAGCCCTCGGAAAGCAGGCAATAATGGCAGCATCAGAAACCACCCTGATCGGGAACGTCACCAGCGATCCCGAACTCAAGTACACCGCACAGGGGGCCGCGCGACTCGCGTTCTCCATCGCAGTGAACCACTACTGGACTGATGCCGACGGCGAGAAGCAGGAGCGCACTTCCTTCTTCAACGTCACCGCATGGCGGTATCTCGCAGAGGACGCAGCGAACGTCCTCGAAAAGGGAGTCGGTGTCATCGTTCAGGGACGGTTGGAGCAGCGCACTTGGGATGACGACGAGGGGAACAAGCGTTCCACGATCGATGTCCTCGCTAACAACATCGGCCTTCAGGTCCGCAACATTGAGTCGTTTGAGCGTAAGCGTCGCGACAACAATGACGGGGCCGCTCCGAAGGCTGCGAAGAAGGCGGCTTCTCCTCGCCAGAAGGCACCTCAGGACGAACCGTTCTGATAACTTCTTGTTCGGCGACTTTGTCGTCGGGCATGGCATTGCCCCCCGGTCTGTCTCTCCTGAGGCGGGTGCTCCCGGGGGGTTTTGTCATTCCACGGGCGTGTGACACCCGTGAGGTAAAGTCACCGGATGACCACGGAGCATCGTCGTTCTCCTCGCCGAAAGGTTGAGTCGATCGAACGTGTCGGTGGCTGGGGGTCGGTCCGATACATCCACAGGTTGGAGTGCGGTCATGCCGAGTCGCGTCCGCGGGCGTCTTCAGCCCCGAAGTTGGCGTGTGTGACATGTCTGCGGGTGGAGAACTTGGACCGTGAGATGAAAAAGTTTGGTTCGGGCGAAGAAATCGTGGGTCACCCTATTGACATCGACGATCAGCCCGGTAACAATGACGCCCTTCCCGACCGGCTTGCGGCGACGATCGCTCTCCGTTTCGGGGTTCCAGTAGAAGCAGTCGGCATCAACACCGAGTTTGTCGGCAACCGGTTGGAGGTTGCGTCGGGGTGGGTGTTTTTGTCGGCGTCCGACGTACACAGATTGGGGGGCAAGTGAACTACGACTCTCCGCCTGAGGGCGGGGCCTGTAAGGGTCATCCGACGGATTGGTGGTACCCGTTGTTGTTTCAGGGTGCTGGCGGTGGCGGCATCAAGGAGCAGAAGTGGAACATGGCGCAGGCGAAAGCGATCTGCGAAACATGTGATGTGCGTGTCCCATGTTTGGAGTATTCGCTTCGTCACGAACCGTTGGGTGTGTGGGGTGGCCACGACGAACGTGAGCGACACATCATTCGACGGCGACGCAAGATTGCTGTGTCAAGAAGTGGCGTGCCGAGAGGCATACCGAACTGATGTTCGCCCACACCTCCGACTTTTTAGCAAAACTGTCCGGTGTCACCGAGTCCGCAAACGGATGGGAAGCACGATGCCCATGCCGACAGGACGACCGCAACCCGTCCCTTTCCATCAAGGAAAACGACGACGGCAAAATCGTCATGTACTGCCATCGCAACGGGGGATGCGGAACAGCCGACATCCTCAAAGCGTGCGGCATGGAAATGAAAGACCTGTTTCCGAAAGACGACTCCCGTCTCGCCGACATCCAATATCCGAAGTCTGACAAACCGAAACTCAAGTTCGTCGCCAAATACGAATACACCGACGAAAACGGGACTTTGCTGTTCGAAAAGGTCAGGTACACCGAACCCGACGGCAAAAAGACGTTCCGACAGCGCAAACCTGATGGTTCAGGCGGCTGGACTTACAAACTAGACGACACACCGAAAGTTCTCTACAACCTGCCTGCCGTTCTGGAAGCGAAAGCGAACGGCGACACGATCTTCCTTGTGGAAGGAGAAAAAGATGCTGACGCCCTCATCGCGTTGGGTGCTTGTGCCACAACTATGCCCGGAGGGGCAGGTAAATGGCTCGACATACACACTCAGGCTCTCGCTGGAGCAGTCGTGGACATCATCATCGACGATGACGAACCCGGACGACGCCACGCACACCTCGTCAACCGTCTCCTCACCGAAGCCGGAACCGACGTCGCGATCTGGAAATGCCCTACCCACAAAGACATCTACGATCATCTCCAATCGGGAAGCGGTACTGACGAACTCCAGCCAGTCCCGGCGTCGGACCTTGCTGGTGAGTTCGAAGGCCAGACAGTTGAAGCGGAGGAACAACCGGAGGATGGGGACGAACCCGAGGTAGAACCCGCAACACCCGAAGAAGATGCGTTTAGGCGTATCGCTGAACTGTTGTATTCGGGGAAGAACCCGAAAACTGTCCTGTTGCGTGTCGCTGACATTGCTTTGTCGTCAGGGGACGAGTATCGTGAACCTGACACCGGGAAACTGGTCAACTGGGTTGATTTCATTGAGCAAGAAGTCGACGATTCGTATGACTGGCTGATTCCCGGTCTGCTGGAACGGCAGGAACGGGTGATGGTGGTCGCCGCTGAGGGTGTCGGCAAAACGATGCTTGCCCGTCAGATCGCTATCTGTTCAGGGTTCGGTGTGAACCCGTTCACGTTCCAACGGATGCCGAAAATCCGAACATTGACGGTCGATTTGGAAAACCCTGAGCGGATCATCCGCAGAACGTCCACTTCGATCATTGGGGCGGCACGATCGATGGGTTACGAACGTACCGGCGATGTTCATCTGGTGATCAAGCCCGACGGACTGAACTTGCTGTCGGTACAGGACCGGATGGTGTTGGAAGAACACATTGAGAAGGTCGAACCGGACCTGCTGGTGTTGGGACCGATCTACAAGGCGTTTTTGGATCCGGGAACGAAAACGTCTGAGGCGGTAGCGATCGAAGTCGCAAAATACTTGGATCGTGTGCGGTCGACCTACAACTGTGCGCTCTGGTTGGAGCATCATGCGCCGCTGGGCGCGTCGATGGGGTCCCGGGAACTTCGCCCGTTCGGTTCAGCGGTGTGGTCACGTTGGCCCGAGTTCGGATTGGCGTTACAGCCCGATCCGACAGCCCACGGGTCGTATGTGTATGACGTCAACCATTTCCGTGGTGCCCGTGATGTGCGTGCGTGGCCGTTACAGATGACGAGAGGCAAAAAGTTTCCGTTTGAGGTGTTGGAGTTCATGTCGGTATGAAACTTGTCGATTTGTACCCGTGGGAGTATGACCATGCTTTCTCTGTGGCTGCCCGCCGGTCTGCTGCGAACTGGGGCAAGAAGGACGCCCCGCATTACAAGAAAGAGTTCATGGAGGACGAGCGCACAGCGCAGGCGGCCGCATGTGTTTGCGAGTTGGCTGTTGCGAAGGTGACGAACCGGTAC